TGATCGTCCAGCCACAGCAGGGCGGTTGGATTGACATCGAAGCCGTAGGTCGTTCGTTGCCGCCGTCGTCGTGCCGTGATGAACGCGCCCGAGCCGATGCCGACATCGATCAGCGTCCCGCGGAAATGCCGCTCGACAAAGTCGCAACGCGCCCGCATTAGAGCGCGCCCGAGATTGGTCTGCGCATTGCGGGCGTAACGATCGAAATATTCCTTGTCGTAAGGCCCGGCAATCTGGACCGGGTAGAACCCGATGCCAAGCTGCGGCCACCATGTCAGGCGGCCAGCCGAAAACCGCGCGACCAGCGACGGAACTGCCCGACCGGGTCCGTGATCCTCTTGTCGCAGTTGTGCAGCATATTCGTGCATTGGCAGAAAGCCTCCGGCATTGCAAAGCCGATCTGGCTCAGGTCGAGCCGCGGGTCGGTGATCTTCGCGGGCGCGTTGTGGCCGCCGTGGCCGCCCAACACCACAAAGATTTTCTTCCGCAGGGCCAGCCCCGCCGGCACGATCCAGCCGACACCGCCGACGACGACGTCGGCCTTGCGGACCAGCGTGAGCAACTCGCGCACATTGAGCTCACCGAAGACGAAGTAATGGTGCGCTGGCGGCAGCTCGCCGACCGCCCATTCCTGGCCCGGCTCGAGGTCGGCAACCGCGACCACCGTATGCGTTGCCATCAACTCGGCAGCGATCGCGTTGACGTATTCCGGCCGCGGGTTGCGCGACTCGCCGCGCCATTCCATCCGCACCGTCACCGGCCGCACTACCGCGATCGGACGCTGCCCCGGCAGTGCCGGCGGCGGTCCCATGTCGGGCAGATCGAACAGCGCCGGATCGAAGGCGACCCGCAGCGCCGAATGCCATCGACGCTCGAGCGCTGTGATGATCGAGGCTGCCGTCGTCAGGTCGCTGCCGTAGCAGACCTGGACCTCGCGCATCGGCAACGGCCGCAACCAGCGCTCCGGACGCTGCCGCGCGATGTTCTTCAGCTGGGTGCGCAATTTGCGCTTGCCGAGCACGAACTTGATGTCGAGGTCTTCGTATAATTCCGGCCACGGTGTATCGAGATGGACCTGGTATTCTTTCGCCGCCGCACGCACGAACGGCCGCGCGTAGCAGTTGTCCCCGAGACCCCACATACCGCGGATCAGGACCGGCCTCACGCGACCCGCTCGAACACCAGCGACGTGCCGGTGATGTGCACGAGATTACGCCCCTCGGCATGGAGCCGATCCAGCACTGCGGTCACCTCGGCCGGCGTATTCTGGTAATCGTGCCAGATGATCATCCCGCCAGGTTCTGGGCCGGTGACGCCCAAATCGGACTTGCTGATGCAAGGTAGAGGCATCACGCAGCCTGCCGCTCGCCGAGCACGTCTTGCAGGCTGACGACCGGCCACAAATCGGCGTAGGCACTGGGGCCGGCAGCGATCAGCAGCGTGACGCCCACGCCCATCATCCGCAGCGGCTCGATCATGGTGGCGATGTCGGCGCGGTGGCGGTCGTATCGCTCCGGCTTCGGCCCCCAGCGGTGCGGCTTGTGGTGCCAGACCCTGCCATCGGCCGCCGCCCGGCCGTCGGCGCCGAGCCAGACGATCGTCCCGCCGCGGCCGACCAGATGCGCCGCCAGGTTGGTCGCCGCGGTCAGCGAGGTCCATTTCTGCATCAGGCAAGTCGGGTCCTGCGACAGTCCCGGCGGCTTGCCCTTGCGGCAGATGAGGACCTTCGGGTCGCTCACGATTTGCGACGTGGTGACGACCCGCCCGCCGAAGCTCGCGACCGCCGCCTTGTTCTCCGGCTCGTTCCACCAACGCCAGTCGCCAAAATACAGGATGTCCGCCCACGGCACCCGATGAACGCTCGAGTTGATGACGATCACCCGGCGCCCGCGCAGCTGCTCGAGGTCGTGATCGAGCACCGACGGGCCGCCGGCGACGATGAAGCAGCACTCGCCTGGCCACTCGCGCGGCACCGACCAGAATGGATTACGCGACATGCAGCCGCCGGTACGGCCGGATGAGATCGATCACGGGCGCAGACAAGAACCCCGACGACCCGGTGGCCAGTGGCGACGTAAAATAGCTGATCCGCGTGTCGGCGTGCTGCACCTCGCGGATAGCAGGATCGCGCCCGCCGGTCGCGAGCGTCTCGCTGATCGTCTCGATGACGGCCTTCGCCAGCCGCGCCGGTGCCTCTTCCGGCAGGTCATATCCGCCCGAATAGGTGACGGCGACCGTTCCCGCCCAGCCCCCTTCGGTCCAAAGCCGACCAGTAGCCGGGTCGAAGTCATAGTCGGCCGCAGTCGCGCCTGCAGTCGAGACCTCGAAGATCTCCACCACCGGATACAACGTCAGCGTCAAGGCTTGCCGCGCCAGAAAAGTCTCATAACGGTCGAACGTGAACGTCTCCAGCGCCTCGGCGCGTCCGAACCGCCGGTCGCAATATTCGGCAATGATCCGTGATTGAAACGTGATCGCCGCCTGTAACTGCGCATCCTCGCTAGTGCCCGTGATGCCCAGCGCGAACTTGAGGTCGTCAAGACTAACCAGGTCGGGCCCGGCCGAGTCGGTCGACTCGTCGAGGATCTCAAGGACCGAGTGCATTACTTGAACCTGACCCGCTGATCACCGCCACCATTATTTGAACCTCACAGGTTCGGCCACACGCTTTTCTTCCGGCCGCCAGTCGCGGCCATCGGCGCCGCGCTTCACGGCCAGGCGCCACTCATCGGACTTGCCCGGCTTCGCGGTGGTCGCGACCTGCGCGATGAACATCGATCCGCCATGACTGACAGTATCACCGGCCACATAGGCCCGCTCGGTCCACACTCCGGCGTCGAGTGGAATCCCCGTCTTGACCTCGTGGTCTTTGCCGCCGAGCGCCGCATTCAGCGTTCGACCGAAGTCCGCGGACGTGATCGATGCCTTCTCGAAGACGCCGGCGATCTCGGCCGCGACTTGCTCGACGATGTAGCCCCGCAGCAGGGCCAAGTCGGCAGCATCTCGCCCGTCACGACCAGGATCGCCCTTTTCGCCTTTGTCGCCGCCGTGGCCTTGCGCGCCAGGCGGCCCGCATTCGCCGTCCGGGCCTTGCTGGCCGCGTTCACCGGCTAGTCCCGGCAAACCCTGCGGCCCCGGATCGCCGGCGGCCCCGGGACTTCCTGGCGGCCCTGGGGGCCCTTCTGGGCCGAGCCCGCCCGGCGGCCCTGGCAGCCCCTGCTGGCCCTGGGGGCCGTCCTGACCTTGCGGCCCCGGCTCGCCCTTCTCGACCGGCCGCGATTCAAGCGTGGCCAGGCGCGCGGCGAACGGCGCCACCGCATCGTTGATCAGCTCGCGCACGACCGGCACCATGCCCTTTGCCAGAGCGGCAATTTCACTGCGGTCCATGGGCCCTCGCGGCGTCCTTGAACTCCCAGGCGAACAGTTGCGTGATAGCGGCGAGATCCTTGACCGGCGGCGGCGATGGCGGGTCCTCTGCCGCCGGCGGCGGCGATGGCGGTGTCGGCGGGGTTGCTGGCGCGAATGGATCGGCCTGCGCGTCGCGCTTGGCCAAAGCCTCGAGCGAATAATACTGCTGTTGTGACAATGGCGACTCGCCGCCCTTGACAGGCTTATAGCCGAGCTTTGCGCGGCCTTCGTTCGGTGAAATCACGCTGGCACCGACCGCATCACGGATGGTGCCGACTAGCGTGGTCGAGTCCATGCGCAGCAACGTCTCGGTATCAAACTCGGTGCCGAGGTCCGTCCCACCGAGGCCGAGCCCGTAATCGAGCAACTCCTCGATCTCCTCAATGTGGCTTTGCAATGCCTGCGAATAATATTCGACGTTGAGCGCCTGCACGTTGTTATAGCTCGGCAACGCGCCGACGCCGACCTTGTACGGCGGGACATGGTAGACCGAGCAGACGACCTCGGCCGACCATTTCAGGCTTTCGATCATCTGCCCCTCGACGTTGGTCATAGAAACTCTTTCGTATTTCAGCCCGCCACCCAATATCGCGACGCGGCCGCGATTGCCGCGCATAAACCTGGCCTCCCATTCCGCCTTGAATCGATCCTGATCGATCGCGTCAATATTCCCTGGCGCAGTGATGATGCCGCCAGGCGTCGAGCTGTTTTCGAACAATAGTGCCGAGGCGTTCTGCGCATTGAGGCCGAGCATCGAAGCAAGCCCGCTGGCGAAGACCGGCGGCGTGCCGACCAGCGGATGGAACAGGCAATTCATGCGGTCGTGGATGATCTCGCGCGCCGGCACGATGATATCCGTATCGATGCCGGCGAGATTGTCGGTGCTCAGGCGGTAGAACACGCTCTCGTCGTCAGCGATGAGCGGCTGCACCCTGGTCGGATCGAGGACGTGCAGAGCAGTGACAACCTGACGGTTATCGCGTTCCTTGAGAACATAGGTATTGCCGCGGCTGAGCTTCGAGAGCAGCCAGCATTCCCAGAACTGATTGCGGGTCTGATAATCGTTTGGGCGGCGGAGCACTGGCGAAAATGCCGGATTGGTCGTTTCGGTCCAGATGTCGTTGCTGTCCTTCTCGGCGAGCTTCACGCGCAGCTTGGCGATGTCGCGCGCGATCAGCGTCTTGCAAGCGAAGTCGGCATGGAAGCTAGCCGCAGTGTCAGTGTTGACCGTGACGTTGCGCTGCCAGGCGCCGGCGAACGGTTCGCGGATGATGGGATACCAGCCGCCGCCGCTCGGCACCGAGTTCAATGCTTTCTGCTTCTCGCCGGTGAACGGGACCGGCAAGCCGAAGATGCGCATCAGCCGCGCGCCTTGGCGCTGTTGATCTCATACTGTAGCCGGGACAGACCCCAGCGCCCGTCGACCTCGATGCCGAGCCGCTCGGCTTCCGCGCGCAGGCTCTCCATGCGCTCGACGGCGGCGACGACCGTCGGCTCGGGAACGGCTACCGGCTCGGGAGGGGCCCGAACCGGCGCCGGTTGCGGCGGGTCCTTGGGAGGACGCGAAGTCTCCGCCGCATAGCGTGCCTTACCAATGGCGACCCAGAGCCGCGCTTCGCCTTGCGGCGCCTCGAACTCATCGCCGGCCTTGAGCCGCCGAGTCCCGTAACCATGAGGCACGATCGCGATCAGCTTGCGGTTCGGCATCGGGTCATCCCTGTTTCACGTGAGACGATGATGCATCCTAAGCGGTCGGGACCTCGCCGCCCCAGCCGACGCTCGTCAAATAAGCAACCGCCGAGGGCCGCCGTCTGACCCAGTTGATCGTCCTTTCGCCGCGCAGCGCGACGCTGTTTGTTTGGAACATCGAGACGAGTTGCGCGGCGGTCGGCGTGGTCGAATTACTCGCCGGTGCGTCGCTCATCTCGAGCGAAGCCTCGCGGCTCATGTCGACCGCCACGTCGCCATCGTCGGCCAGGAAGACGTCCGAGGCGTTCAGCAGCACGACGTTGGTACCGGCATAGCGGGAAGCGATCACCGGCAAGCCCGACAGTGTGCCGCCGGTCATGGTCATGCTGCCGAATTCCGGCTGCCCGAGTGGATTGGTCATCATCGCCAGCGCCAGCGCGTTGGTCGTCGACATGATCCAGACTCCGGTATCAGGCGGATTGTCGGCGGCGTCGAACTTGGCGTAGAGCGCGCGGATGTCGAGTCGAATGTCATCCGCGTTGTCCCCGGTCGATGCGATCGTTTCGGCCCCATTGGTGATCGAGGCCGGCGAGACGCCCGCGACCGCTGTCTTGGCCGGATCGATGAAGTCCATGTCGAGCCTGGCCCGCAAGGCTTCTGCCAAGCTATCGCGCACAATGACATCGGACTTCGGGCTCGAATCGCGGATCGACTCCTCGGTCAAGACGCAGATATTGGCGACCTTGAGCGGCTCGAGCGTTGTGCGCGCGAAGTCAAACGAAGTTAGCGGTTTGGCCTTCCCCTGGCCGACCCAGTAGCCCTGACCTCCACCGGTCTGCGTGATCAGCGGCGTCCTGAACGGGACATTGCGCAACGACGGGATGCCGCCGGTGCCGAACCGCCCGAGAATGGTCATCGGCCGCAGATAGGCGGCAAAATCGGCGAACACGCTGGTCTCAAGCCCGACCAGCTGAGCCGCCCAGTTGCCGGTAATGGTCGAGCCCGCGAGGACCGTGCCCTTCAGCGCTCCGACCACGACACTGTCCGGGCCATAGAGTTCGACAGCGATATCGGCGGGATTGCGGTAGACCTTC